TGGATGATCTCTGATTATTCGGAAGTTTCAAATCTTATAAAGGATAAGTTGTCTGCCCCATATCCAAATTGTATGGTGTGGTGGGTGGTCAAATCTTTGCATAATTTCTTAGAAAAATATATTGATCTCAAAACCAAACATCACAAATTTTTCAATTTCAAAATACCATTCTACACAGGATTCAACCCTACAAGGTTAAGAGAAACTTTAGGTGGTGAATGTAGTTTACCTTCTATTTGGTCTACCTGGACATTAACTGGCATACAAGATATATTTGATGAGATCTTTGTGTATTCCCACACCATGAAAGAACCATCCAGCTTACATTATGAATCTGTTAAAGCTGTCAACACCATATTAGAGTTTCAAAAAAAATACAATAATTTAAACAAGAATTCACAGAGTGGTTTACACACGTATGAAAGCTTCAAAGAAAACCTATTGTCTGACACAAAAATGAGTTGTTGGGTCGACTTCATTAAAAATGGAACAGAATTATACCTAACACAACACCCAATCAAGATAAATCCAATCAAGTTAAAAAATGCAACAGAGTATGAAGCCTTGGCTGATATCACTTCTACAAAATCCTGTATTCCAGAATATGACAGACGGGCAGAGAAAGTGGAAATGAGTAATGCAAAGCAAAAACGTCGTGAAAATCTTAAAGAACAAAGAAAAAAAACTGACACGGAATATCAAGAATTTGAGTGTTAAATAATATCCCCACCAATAGTGTTCTGCCTCACACTTACACAGCAAGATATAAAGTTCACGATACCATTCTAGACTTTATGACTCAAAACCCTAAGGTTGAGACTGTTCTTGATGTCGCACATTGGAATCTAACAAATAACAATTCAAGGGTCACTGCCGATATCTGCATTAAAGCACAGTATGGGGCAAAGAGAGAATTTTATGTGGTAAATCTGGGTGCAGAGTGTGCTTCTCGAATATTAGAAAATACCTTCAAATATGTTGGTTTTGCTATGTCTGAAGAAATGATTAGTGTGCCAGGCGACAAAAAAATGACACATATGCAGTCCTTACTGGATGATGTTATCAGACAGAGTGAGTCCCGTGATGATACAATGTATTTTGTTAATGGTGACTGTTCTAAATGGTCTGCATCTGAAACAATGTCAAGCTTTTGGGCACTGTGTGAAGGTTTTAAAGCTGTTTTACCTGAGAATTTAATGGAATTTTGCAAGACAACAGTATCCATATGGGCAAACAAGGAAATCACAATACCCCCACATTTATTAGAAAACACAGTTTTCTTATCTGAGAAAACAGATTACCTCAAAAATGGCACTACAATAAAAAGCACACAGAACTTCTTACAGGGTATGTGGAATTACACTTCCAGCGTAAAAGCAGTCATTGCAACTAATTACAGTATTTACATGTTTAAGAAAATGTTTCCAGATTTATACTTATACTGCCGACACCTTGAACATAGTGATGACTATGTCCTTATAGTTAGAGTGACGTCTAAAAGTACATTTGAAATGTTCAGGACATGCCATAGACTAGCACAACCCGTTATCCACAGATAAAAAAGCTAAAAGAGGCTGGCATGAACACTTCTTGTATTGGCTATCGTAATGATGCCACAGCGATTATTTCGCGTGCTGGTGAAGCAATCAGAATAGGTGCTCCTA